ACTGAAACCCGTGATCTCTGTTAGCTCTTATATATTTGTTAAGAGCGTCAAAGTCAGGCTGTATCATTTATTGCAAACCACCGGCCCAAAAGCGTTTAAAAACAATGACTTACTGCCAGGGAATAGACTACTCGTCACTTTCTTGAACTTCCCGACCCCAGACAATTGATTGATCTTGCAAGCCAGAAACCCAATCAAAAAATGTGTCAGATCCCGTTAAGCTTTTTGATACCCTTACAGCCTTATGACTTTCGCTAGTATAGCGCCTAATATTAGGACGCTCTAAAGTAATCAATCTGCTCTCAATCGTGAGCTTTATTGTTGAGCTTTCACCATCATCAATAATTGTCATTTGATCCATGTAGCCGCTAAAAACCTCTACAACGTCACTAACATCATCAAGACCCCAAAAGATTTTAACAAGTCTACCCTGATATTCTTCTGTGAGCGCATAGGTCAAAACGGTATTAGCCAAACCAGAAAGCGTTAATGTTGTTCCCCTTGCAGATAAGTCAGCAGCCTCTTCTAATCCCTCAACAGCTAGAAGATTTCCTGTTCCAGTGTATGTATTACTACTAATTGTCTTATCACCGTAGCCCGTCCAAAGACGCATAGTCCCAGAACTAAAAGCAAGCTCAACAGCGTAAAACGGTTTTATCTCAGGATCTGAAAGCTTTGAGAGTAAAGCACTAGGAACTGTTCTACTCATACCGCTTCATTTGCTCCGAAACTGATACCATACACCGCTAACTGATTAACGCTGTAAGAGACTTCATTGCTGCTTAATCTAAACAGGCCATTAGCGCTTGTTAGATCAGCTGACACTGCTGAACGAGCTTTTCTTAGGCTAGGCCATATCTCTAGGTCAGCAGCGCTTCCAGTGCCTGTAAAGTCCTCTAAAACTTTATGCAACGTAGAGTCAGATCCTGTACCTAAACTAATGAAGTCACCAGCCTTAAAAGTCTGACCAGACGTGACAACAGCGCTAACTGTATTGTCACCAGCTGATCCTGATATTGTAGCAGCTGTCGCTGTCCCTCTTATGCCGTGAGATATTGGATCACTAAGCAAAAATGTTCCATGCCGACCCCTAAGACTTATAAGCCACGCTACCCAAGCCTCAGCAGTATCTCTACGCATAGGCTTTAACGTAATATCTACCGACCACATTTGACCGCTATAAGTGTGCGTTTGACCAGCAAAAGAAAACGGACTTTGAGAGTAAGCAACAGAGTTTACAGCTGTAAAATCTATTGATCTGATTGTTGTGTAATCAGGTAAGCTAAGAGGATATGTGATAGCCATTAACTAAAAGCCCGTCCAAAGCTGCCACCCCTGCGCTTACTATCTGCCACAGCTGCTTTAGCGCTTTCCGCAATTTGGGGTAACATTGTTTTAATTTCGTTTCTGACCGTCTGTTGTACGCCAGTAGTCACGTTTATCGTTTGGTTTATAGTCACACCCTCACCACCGCTAACAGCGCTCTGTGCTTGTCCTACGCTTAGGACGCGACCAGACTGAGACGGAACAAATATTTCTCTGCCATGTTCACCTACCACAGCAGCTTGACCAGCTTGCATATATCCACCAGCTGCAAAATTAGTGTTTGGCATAAAAGAAGAGGTTGCTGGATTTATACCTAAAAATCCCATTGTTGCATTAACCAAACGCTGAACTACTAATACCCTATAAAGTTCTCTTATAATTGCTTGTGTAGTGCTGCTTAAGGTATCTTTAAAACTTTTTGACCCGTCAATTGCCGCCATAAATACATCCTCAAAACCACGCTCAAGGGTAGCAGAAATGGAAGTTAGATCATCCATTGCACCACCTAAAAGCTGCAATTCGTTTCTAATATTTTTTACTTTAGTTTCTGGATCTTCACTACCTTTAGTTTGTGGAACTACAATAGTTCCTAAATCAAAAACGTCTGGCCCAAACGCTTCAATTTCTTTTTTCAAACTCATAATGTTTTTAAGATTTTGTCTCAGATTTTTTTGCAATACTTTTAAATTACTTTCAAAAATCGCCGCTTGCGCTGTGTTACCTTTTTCCTGTTCATTCTTAATCGTCCTCATGAGGACATCTTCCTCTGCCTCAAAAGATTTTCTAGTATTAACTAGATTTTCCATTCTGACACGTAAGCTGTCTAATTGACCACGATCAGAAATGTTAAAAATATCAGCAAGACCCATACCCACAGATAATGTAAAAGTGCGCCACTTAGTAGTCATACGCTCAACCACTTTAGCCCATTCACGTTCTAAATCAGCAGTGCTTGATATTAAATCTTCATCTAAAATTAGGCCAAGATTTTTAGCCTCTTCACCCAATTCAAACATTGCCCGTCCGTTATCTCTCAACAAGGGAGCAAGCAAAGTTGCATCTGAGGCTAATGCTTCCATAAAAAAAGTTAGTTGCTGCTGGTTTACTCCAGCTTCCTCTAAGGTTTTAACGTATAGTCCTAGCGCCTCAGCTGATGAAAGATCTTTAAAAGCGTCAGCTGTAATACCAACTTTCGGCGCAATATTTTCAAAGAAATCTGCAAGAGGGCCAGCGCCTGTTACAAAGAAATCACCGAATTTGTCATTCACGTCTTTTAAAATGTCAGCAACTTTATCCTGTTCTACACCCACTTGTTTTGAAGCAAAAGAAAACCTTTGAAATTCTTCTGCGCCTACACCAGCTAAAGTAGAAAGATTATCAATTTCTTTACTAAATTTAAATGCGCTCTCTAGGCTTCTAGAAAATCCAGTGACAATAGCACCAGCTGATAAAGCAATTCCTAATTTACCGATTGCATTAGTAAGGTCAGCAAATCCTAAACTTGTTTGCTTTAAATTCTTTCTAGATTGATAAGCAAAGTTTCTAACTCTTCTGTTAGCTGCATTTATTTTTTTATTAAACTCACGATCTTTAGCAGAAAGAATAATGTTTAGCTCTTCAGCGGTAATAGCCATTTATCCATACTTTCTTGCTAAGTCTTGCGCTTCTTCTAAAGAGGGTGCATTTTTACCAGCCCGATTTGGACTGTGTGCTTTTTGCCAACCATCAAACACGAGGAATACATCTTTTGGAATCATACTTCTTATTTCATCAGGCTTCAGACCAGCGACAATTCCATTGCTAATTATTTTACGGACGTTAAGCCTTGCTTGCTTTTGCGTGTAACTTTTTTTTTAGGAGTTTCTGAAAATGCGTCAGGCATAAAAGCAACACCTAAGACAGCTTGTGCAATCTGATAAAGTCTCAAATAATCAGCTGGCGTACACTCTTCAATAATAGCATCAGCCTCACGATCTTTTTTGCCACCGCCTACTAAAGCTAAAGCTAGAAGATCTTTAATTTCAGCTGAAGTAGCTTTCTTAGAACGATCAAAAAAACTATCCCAAAGCTCAAAGATACCTCTGTGCTTATCTTCAAACCGTTCTATCTCTTTAATTCGTAGAATGAACGTGTAGCTTGTACCAGCAAGCTCTTCAACTAAGCCGCCTCTAGGTGCTTCAGCGGTTATCGCCATTATGCAGCTGTAAATGTAATTGTGCCGTTGCTCTCCATTGACGTTGAGAAAGTAACACCACCTTCAGTTTCGCCGCCAAATTCTAAGGACGTTACTCTGAAATTTCCAGCGTATGTTCCAAAGTCAGGCACAACAATTTCACAATTCATTGCTGGGTCAGCTTGCATTGCAACCGTATTTAATCGCGCTTCAGCAGTTTCGTCTAAAAACACACCGTCAGCTGAAAGACTTACAGACTTTAAACCATTTAAACTTTCTTGAAACAATGCGCCAGCTGGCGAACTCGCGTCTGGGGTTGTTACATCAATTGCACTATTATTAATAGTAATAGTTTTAGAGTTCAGCCCAGCTAAAGAAGTAAAAACTTCCGAACCGCCACCGTCACCAACTTTTAATAATAGTGCTCTACCTAGTTGTTTAGCCATAGTAAAAACTCCTTATTAGGCTGTTTGAATATTTGCGTTAAAAAGAATTGAACCTTTATGACCTCTATCATCAGTGTTCTTTTCAACCATGTAATTTTCACAGCGTAAATCTATCAGGTGAAACCCTGTTAAACTTACATTACTTTCTTGTCTGTGTAGCGCTGTTCTCACAGCCTCAACAATTTGTGTTGCCTCAACCCGTCCCGTAGTTTGGCTAAACGCTTCAATGTAAAGTGTTACATCAGCTCCAGTGCTTCCGTCAGTATCGTCAGCTCTTGGCACAATACCGCCAAAACGGATAAACGGATACGTTACAGGGGTAGGCGGTTCATCATAAATCCTAGAGCTTACTAGCGCTGTAGTCGCGCTGTCAGCTGTCAGTCTTGTTCTTACAGCCTTTTGTAATTCCAATGCAAAACCGTTGCTCATTTTAAACCAGCTTCCTTAGCAGCTTTATTTATTGCTCTGTTAATTCTGCGACTATGTTTCTTTCCTAAAAGCAAATAAGTAGTTCTAATAAAACTTTGTGCTTCAGTAGTTCCCGTAAAGCGTTTTCCCGTTCCTTTTTGTTGTCTAGACGCTCCTGTATTCTTTCTGCCAAATTCGATAGATAATGCTCTTATTTGGGATTCTCTTGAACTGTCAGTTGCTTCTACAGAACCAACAAAACTAAATGGTGAATGTTCAAATTTTGCGTGTATATCTCTACGAGTTTTTCCAGTTTTTTCTGGTGCTATTGCTCTAGCTTTTGCAACACCCTCAAGCGTTGAGTTCCGTATAGCATCACCTATAAGTTTTCTTTGCCGTCTAGGGTATTTAGTCAAAGCCGCCTCTAGGCCTTTACTTTCAACCTTATAGCTAAACATTAAGCTGCAACACCCTTTTCTAAAACAAACAAAGTAATGTCATTTTTAGCAGTTGGACTTGTGATCGACTTGATAGCCCAGACTGTATTTCTAGCATAAACACGATCTGACAAAGTTATAGTTTTTACTGTGCTGTCTGTTCTGACTTTCATATTAGCTTTTGCGACATCTTCAAACGCGCCCGTTTCGTCATTCATCGTGCCAGCTCGTTCAACAAGTTCAGCAAATCTGCTGATAAGATCAGACCAGCTGTCATTAGTCACGTTTCCAAATTCATCAGCTGTTGCTGACATTCTTTGAAACGTTATCCGATCTCTGAATAATCCACCTCTAGCCAACCCAACTATTCCTCTCAGTAGCTATCAGCTGCTCCACACCAAAAGGGAGCGTTTTAGATATTGTGCCGATTAATTCATTTTCACGGTTTTCATAATAATTAGCGACCAGCATTTTAATAGCGTGTCTTACCGTAGTCGGTACGCTTTCAGCACTGTCACCGTAACCGACAACATAAGTTATCTTTATTGCATCATCACGTTTAAAAACTGTAGGCCACGTATAGCCAGATTTAGGATAAATAGTCTTATAACCCTTTGTTCCTATCACGTAATAATTTGACAGCGTATCTGTTTGCAAAGTGTTATTTGCATCATAATATTCTATAGAACTTACTGACTGAACAGGGGTAATACTCAAGTGTACAGTGCCAGGATTCGGAGCAAAGTATTCAGCCCAAGTTTGGGTAATCATTGCTTTCCCTAACATGCCCGTCACGTCTAAATAATTTACCGCTACTGCAATAAGATCAGCTATCACTTGATCATCGTCAGAGTGCTCAATTCGCATATGAGCTTTACACTCAGCAATTGTAACAGGCTCAATCGCTGGAGCTGTTACAAGCTGCAATCTGTGTTGTAGCGGTAAATTCATTTTTATTCCTTAACAGCTTTTTTAGCGGCAACTTTTTTAGTTGCTTTCTCTACTTTAGGCTCTTCAATCACCTCAGCTATTCCGCGCTCCACGTATCTTATCAGAGCGTCAGGATCATTTATCTCAACTATGTCTCCAACATTATGACTAAAATTTATACCAGCCATAGATTGAAGTAATCTTACTTTTGCCATTTTTTAAAACTCCCGAAAAAAGTGAGGGGGTTGTTTCCCCCTCACCACTGCCAATTAAGCTTGTGTTAGAGTTTTAACAGCTGCTGTATCAGTCAACACACCGTCAAATCTAATGTAGCCCAAGATACCGTAATCAGGAGCAAAGCGCTCTCTAAGAACAGTCACAGAAGGTTGTCCAACTTTTCTAACGTAGAAAGCTGACATATCACCAAAAAGGACTGACTTGTTGCCAGTAGCAATTGAAGCTACGTCCTGATTAACGACCACAGGATAGCCTAAAATAGTCTGTGGCATATCAGCAGCATAACCGCCAATTTCCCATAGGTATCTGTTCTGACTGTCCTTTAGCTTTCTTACAGCTGCTAATGTTGAGTCGTTCATCATCATTGCAACATTAGCGCCAGTGCGATAGGCTGGGTCTACTGAATGAACCAAATCAATTAACTCGTCTGCTGCAATTGCTGTCGCTGACGCTGCTGTAACTCCGTTAGTCGCATTGGTCATAATACCCTCAACGTCACTAGAACCACTACCAGTTGTAAGCTTAGAGTTCGCAATACGCGCCATACGCTGACCAAGTAAGCGACCTAGTAGACTTTCCATGTTTAAAACACTGTCCATATTTAACTCATGTGACCAGCGCACAAACTCAGTATTAAAGCCAAATGCTGACATTGATTTCTGACCGAAAGTTACATCTTTTCCACCATCGTCGGTTGGTGCTGTACCTTCAGTGTGAGCCTCAGCTGTAACAGTTGTATCGTCCACAGTTGGGATTTTAAATGTCTCACCTGACGTTGAGTTAATTGTAGTAAACAAGTTGCTTGTATACATTGGGCCGAAAGCTTTCATACTTTCCACAATGAACGTAGCAAGCGTTTCTGGAACAGTAAAACCGCCTGACGTATTTGTGCCACCAACTTGAACCCTATGCTCTACAAGAGCTTGTCTAGCTTCTGGTGACATGTAAGCTTCACCACCTCTAGCAACATACTCCATAAAAGCAGCTCGATAGTCTAATGAATTACCAGTATCAGTTGCTGGTGCAGACCGACCTTCAATTTCTGGAAGCTTGCTTGTGTCAGGAGCTTCAATAGCCGCCTGAGCTTTTTCAAGTCTTTCTTCACGATCAGCTCTTTTTGCAAGCTTGTCGTGATCTTCCATCATCGCATCAAATTCACGCTCAATCTCAGCTGCTCTTTCCTCAGCTACATCATCCGTGATTTCTTCTAGTTTCTTACGCGCTTCTGTGGCGATATTCGCCATTTTCTCACGCAAATTTTTTATCTCATTCATGAGAGATCCTTTCTATTTAGGGAGAAATTTAGCTTTCATCTTCAAACGCCGCATGACGCTGTGATGTCTGCTTTTTGCGTGTCGCGCTTTTCTGTAGCTCTCCAGCGAACTCAGCGCACTTCTAAGACCGATAGAAGTACTTTCATAGGCTGGGGTTGTAACAATGCTAACATCGTGCAAATCGGCTCTAGTAATGGTTCTAGTAGGCATATCACCTTCATCTGACCACTCTTGACCCGTAGGTACGAAAGCAAACGACATTTTGTCCAGATCACCCCTTTTCATTTTTGGGATAATGCTCCGAACATCGGGATCTGAAGGATCAAGATTAGCTCTTACTTTAAGACCTCTTTCATCCTCAGATAATTCTAACGTACCGCTTCTAGTACGTGCTAATGGCAAGCCAGCATGATTTATTAGAAAAACAACATCATCGCGGCCTACAGCCTCAGTAAATGCGCCTCTTGCTATCTGCTCTTGCCACTTACCAGCTATAACTGTTGGGCTGTCAAAGACAGCTGCATAACCTTCAACAGAAACTAAACCATCGTCTATTTCA